AGAAATAGTAGCCTCTATTTGGTCGAAAATCGGCCCATAGAGAGGTTTTTCCTTACAGGGTGGACAACTATGAACCTATTCGATTTAATGGCCGTAATTCGGCTGGATAAAAGCGAATACGAGCAGGGGCTGAAGGATGCGGAGACCGAGGCACAAGGCTTCGGAGGCAAACTGAAGACGGCGCTTGGAACTGCGGGCAAAGTCGGAGCGGCGGCTGTCGGAGCGATAGCAACCGGGACGGCGGCGGCAACCACGGCAATGATTGCTGGCGCAAAGCAGACTGCGGCCTACGGCGACAATATTGACAAGATGTCGCAGAAAATGGGCATCTCTGCTGAAGCGTATCAGGAATGGGACGCAATTTTGCAACATTCCGGCACAAGCATTGAGTCGCTAAAGCCGTCAATGAAGACGCTGGCACAGCAAGCGGAAAAAGGGAGCGACGCTTTCCAAAAGCTTGGCATTTCGGAACAGGAAGTCGCAACGTTAAGTCAGGAAGATCTTTTCTCTCGTGTCATATCCGGCTTGCAGGGCATGGAAGAAGGCACGGAACGAACCGCTCTTACGGCTGAACTGCTGGGCCGCGGCGCGACAGAGCTTGGCGCGTTGCTGAACACAAGCGCGGAAGACACGGAGGCTATGCGCCAGCGGGTGCATGAACTGGGCGGCGTCATGAGCGACGAAGCCGTGAAAGCGGCGGCGGCATTTCAGGACAGTTTGCAGGACATGACGACCTCGTTTGACGGCCTTAAAAGAGGCATACTTGGAGACCTGATGCCGTCCCTGACGACAGTAATGGACGGTATTACGGAACTGTTTTCCGGCGATAGCGAGAACGGCATAGCGATTGTGTCAGAAGGCGTCCAGAGCATGATTGACCAAATCTCTGAAAAACTGCCGGATGTCATAAACGTTGGGAGCGAGATTATAACCTCGTTGCTTACGGCAATCATTGACAACCTTCCGAAACTGCTCGTTGCAGGCGCAGACGGAGTTATAACCATCACGCAGGGGCTGATAGAAAACCTTCCTACGCTGATTGCGGCGGGGCTGGATGTTATCGTAGCGCTTGCAGACGGCATTTCGGAAAGCCTGCCGGAACTCATTCCAACAATTGTAGACGTAGTCTTGCAAATCGTATTCACACTGCTGGACAACGTAGACAAATTGATAACGGCGGCGGGCAAATTGATTATTGCGCTTGCAGTCGGGCTTATTAAAGCCATCCCGGACCTCGTGAGAAGGGTGCCGGAAATCATAACAGCAATTGTCAAAGCGTTGCTGGAAGGGCTGAAAGACATCAGGGACGTGGGCAGTCAGTTGCTTGAAGGCCTCTGGGGAGGCATCAGCGACAAGGTTGAGTGGCTAAAGGGCAAGGTCGGCGGCGTCGTAGATACCATCAAAGGTTGGTTTACCGGCAAAAGCGGTTTCGACGAACATTCTCCGTCCCGCTGGGCGGCAGACGTGTTCGAAAAACTGCTGGAAGGCGGAGCGCAAGGCTTGGAAGCAGGAAGCGCAGGCCTGCTCGGAACTGTCGGCGGCGTTGTAGGCGATGTGCAGAACGCTATGCAACCAGCCTTGAATGGCTCGTTTTCAGGGAGTGTGCAGGCCGCAGGAGCCGCAGGAGCAGGAGCAAGTGCGGAGCCGATAAGCATCCAGTTGACGCTGGACAGCATAACCCTCGCACAGTTGCTTGTTGACCCGTTAAGAAGGGTACAGCAGTTTAATGGGCAGAGTTATATTTCGATGGGAGGTAGCGCAGTATGACGCTAACTTACGGCGGTTACAACATCGCTTCTATGGCATCGCACTACGACGTGAGAATTATACCGAGAACTGTTTCGGGGCCAAATCCAATCGACAGCATCGCCGGAACGCATGAGCCGGACGATTTGGCGCAGAAATTTGACGTCACCGTGCTGTGCTTGCCAATTTTGACAGACTCGCAGTTAAATACGCTGATGACGCTGGCCCGCAACGCTATAGACGTGCCGTACCAGCAATTCAAGTATGTTAATGGGGCCGTTAATATCAGCGGCGAATACAAGATATCGGTGGGTCAGGCAAAACCCACGTTCGACCAGACCGGGAAAAAGTGTTACGGCGGCGTCGTGCTGACGTTCACTCAAAGGTAGGGATTATATGGCAAACTACAACAAAATCACCTACAAAGGCCGCACCATTACGGACGAAGACCTTGCTATTGGCGGCGGCCTGACAAACAATATGATGCTGTACCAAGCGCTGATAAGCGAGGAACTGCGGCCTGACACCTTTGTGTTCAACCTCATATACGACAAGAACAAGGTGCTGGCGCTGATTGACGCAGACGGCAAGTACCTCGTGGACAGCCAAGGGCGGTATCTGCTTGTACGGGCGGACGAATTTGACCCTGAAGACATGACCTTCGGCGACCCGTTACTGTACTACATAAACAACGGCAAGACACTAATGGGCCGCTGGTATGTGCGGACAGTCCGCAGAGTACAGAAGAAAATTTACCGCTTTGAGTGCACAAGCGGCATCGGGCTGACGACATATTACGGGCACAACGGCGGAATCTACAACAGGGCAACTGTTGGCGACCTCATTGATGAAATTATGGGGAGCATTCCGCATACTATTCAGCCCGACTTGGCTGATGTTGCGGTAACTGGCTGGCTTCCGAAGGTTCAGGCGGCAAGAGACAACCTGCAGGCCATCTTGTTTATGTGCGGTGGGTGCGTTAAGAAGGCCAGCAACGGAAGCGTCTATTTTAGCTATCCTGAAACGGGCACAGCAACAGCGGTCGAAGACACCAATATCGGCGTCGGTGGAAGCGTTGTGCAACTTGAGCCAGCGACAAGAGTCGAGGTAACAGCGCACGAATTTATTGAGGTCGACACCACGGAGAGCAAAACGCTGTTCGATAATTCTGCGAGCCAACTTGCAGTAACCAATCAGACCGTCGTGTTCGATGGGCCGTATCACACGCTGGACGGCGGTGGGCTGACGATCGTCGAAAGCGGCACTAACTACGCCGTGGTGACGGGCATCGGCGTGTTGACGGGCAAGCCGTATGTGCATACCACATCGTCTTATTCCGTCAACACAGGCGTGGCAGGTGCGCCGAATGTTTTGTCAATCGACAAGAACTATCTCGTAAATTCAGGGAATGTGATGAATGTCGCAAAGCGTGTCGCTGGCTATTACGGCGTGGCAAAAGAGGCATCGTATGTTATGCGGCTTAACGGGGAAGCACCGGGCACAAAAATTTCATTCACAGACCCTTTTGACGAACCAAAGGTTGGCTACATCAAATCAATGAATGTGACCTTATCGAAGAATCTTAATGCGCAGGCTACAGTCGCAACAGACTGGACGCCCGGGCCGTTCGGCGGTGCATACAACAGAAGTGCGACATTTAACGCCTCGAACATATCCAACGGGCGGTTAACCTTCCCAGCCGCGATGGTCGGCAAGCAAGCCTTGGTCGTCTTATTTGGCGGCGCAGGTGGCGGGCAAGCCGGATACGACGGTATCGACGGGAACGCACGAAAGAGTCTTAAGGAATACGAAAATCCAACAATTCAGGCGGGCGGAAAAGGCGGCAAGGGTGGCGCACCCGGGGAACGAGGAAACATCATATCATTCTATGTCGATGCCCTCCCTGCATATTACGACGGCGCAGTTATAGGAGAAGGAGGGGCAGGCGGAACCAGCAACGGAGAGTTAGGACAAATGGGAACTGCTACAACTCTTGGCGAATACTCCTCCGACGACGGAAATCAATTGTTAGGGACTTATGAAAACTTCCTTGATGGAACGACATATGCAGAAAAAATGCTACACGGCTATAGTGGCGGCTGGGGTGGAACGGCATATAATCACGGCGAAGATGCCGTTGGGGATATTGGCGCACCTTGCATTGTCCGAGGCGGGAACCCAGATAATTGGGAAATATACTGGGGCAAGAATGGCGCAAACGGAAACGAGTTTCGATGGGGTCGATTTTCTATCAAGAACGGAGCCGCAGGCGGTGGCGGTGGCGCATATGGCGCAAGCGATGCAGGCAAAGGACAAGTTGCGACAAAAGAAAGTGCAGAAAGTTTGGATGATGCGCATTGGACGTTGGGCGGCAACGGGGCAAATGCACTCCCATTCTCGTCCACAGCATCTGCGACTTGTACTGGATATGGCGGCAACGGAGGCGGAGGCGGAGGCGGGGCGTCTTTAAGTGTGGTATACAATCGCGACAATGGTAGCTTCAGTTACGGATACAACACCGCAGGAACCGGCGGCAAAGGCTCTGCTGGCGGAAAAGGCGGCGACGGCCTAATCCTAGTTTATTACAACGCATAGGAGGTCAAAATGGCAGTAGTTGACATATCGAATACATACCAACTGACAAACGTCGGAGCGCACATCGACAACACGGATGTGTACAACAGCAATAGGAATCTGCTCGATAACCCGTTTTTCACGGTCAATCAGCGGAACTTTACAAGCAGTACAGGTGTTAACAACATCTATTCCGTAGACCGTTGGTATATCGCCCGTGGGACAGGAACAATCAGCAAGACCAACAACGGCATCACGATAAACGGGGTGGGTGCATCAAGAGAAACGACCTTCCAACAGATGATTGATTGCGGCGACCTCACAGGGAGAACCGTTGCGCTATCCGTCAATGATGGAGGGACTATTCGGCAGATAACGGGAACAGTACCTGCAAGGACAACATCCAACAACACCTTTATTCGGTTTACCTTGCGTGACGGTGTATCTGCGTTCCTTTATGCGATGGCGACAAGTAGTGAATACGCCTATATGATCCAATTCCAAGTCAACGCAGGGTATACGATTGACCTTCGTGCGGTCAAACTTGAACTCGGCTCATACTCCACGCTGGCGAATGATGCGCCGCCCGACTACAAAACAGAATTAGACAAGTGCCAGTATTATTGCAGAGTTATTGAAGGCTCTTCGGATATCGCCGTTGGACAAGCGGTTTCTGGTACGCAAATTCATTTCCCGATGCCATTTGTTATGAGGGCAAAACCGTCTGGATCTACAACTGGTGCAATATATGCGTCTGGAACAGGCGGAACGCTAACTGCATCATCTGTAACCGTCAGCGGATGGAGTCCAAACTCCGTGGAAGTATCCGTCGCCATAACGGGTGCTACGATAAACACGCCTTATAGGTTGTGGTGCGCAAACGGCGCAAAAATAATTCTATCCGCAGACCTATAAGGAGGAACGGAAATGGAAATCATTAAATTAACGGCTGAAAACACAAAAGCCATTCCCCTGTTTATTCGTGATGCTGAAAAGCGCAGAAAAGAACTTGAACAGGCAACGGGGGAAAAGTACGGATTAGCATTAAACCTTACTTGCGACAAATAAACCCAACAGGCGAAAGGCTTATACAAACAAACTCGCAAACAAACTTGCAAACACCTTTGCTAATTTTACGATTTAGCAAACAGCCTACGGGCGGAAAGGAAAAACAATGTTCTATGTTTTAGAAGTAACGCAGACCAAACAGGCAGACGGCACCGTTAAGACGGAAAAAGGCGTATACAACCACGAAACGCAGGCGCAGGCCGTCCAGTCCTTCCACTCCCGCATCGGCGGGCAGATGAAGCAGGATGCCTGCATCTCCGAACTGGTTATGGCCATCGGCGACGACGGCGCCGTGTATAGATCCGAAAAATACGTAAAGCCTGTTGAGGAAGAACAGCCGGAAAAATAGCAAAGTCTCTATTGACGGGGCGAAAAGCGAAGTGCTAAAATGGAGCCGAAGAGGTGAAAAGAGTGGGCAATTCTTGCAAATTCTACGTAAAAACGGACGAACACAACTGCATCTTGGCAATAGCGCCAGTCACAGCCATTTCGCTGGAGGCCGTGGAGGATTATTTCCTCGACTGGGTAGAGGTGAACCCGGGGCACCTGAGCGGATGGATTGGGCAGTTAGATGTTTGCGGTGTTCCACTGTTCAAGGTAGAAGACGGAGAAATCGTTACTCGCTCGGATGCCATGATAAGAGCGGATTTTGAGGGTGGTAAAAATGACGAATGAAGAAGTTGCGGGAAAACTCCTACAACACGACATCGAAATCAAACACCACGCAGAACAGATTTCCGCCTTGCAGGACAACCAAAAGACCCTGCAAGACATGGCAACGTCAATCGCCGTGATGGCAAAGGACCAGAAAACCCTGACAAACAAGGTCGATGCGGTGATTGCGAAGGTTGATGTACTTGAGGGCAGGCCCGGAAAACGCTGGGATGCCCTCATTACGGCCTTAATAGGTGCTCTGGTGGGCATTTTTATCGGCATCGTGATGAAAGGCGGTGTTTGATTTGGAAAAGATTGATTGGAAGAAGAAACTGACCTCCCGGAAACTGTGGATGGCAATTGCTCTTTTTGTTTCCGGGCTCGTCGCACACTGGTGTAGCGATGAGGTTGCGGCCATGGTGGCGGGCGATATTTTGCAGTTCGCCGCCGTAATTGGGTACATTTTCGGCGAAGGCCTCGTGGATGCGGCGGC